GTCGAGAAAAACAGATTTCGGATTCGATACCGATGAAAAAGCCAAAGAAAAGCGAAGATAATTATATTTTCGCCTACTACCAGAAAATTAAAAATGGTTCCGTGACTGTCGGAAAGTGGATAACGCTTTTATATGAATATCTGGTCAACGGACTTGAAGCTAAAGCGTTTTTCTATGATCAGAAGAAGGCAAACGATGCGGTTGACTGGTTTGAACAGCATTGTTTTCACACTGAGGGGCCGCTTGCGCCTGGACGGATAACACTTGAACTTTGGCAGAAGGCGTTCCTTTCTGCTGTGTATGGAATCGTAGATAAAAACGGCCTGCGCCAGTTTCGTGAGGTGCTTCTTGTTGTTGCAAGGAAAAACGGCAAGTCAATCTTTGCTTCTGGAATCGGGAAGTACACGTTCATGGTGGACGGCGGTTTTGGCGCAAAGGTTTATTGCATCGCGCCGAAACTTGATCAGGCCGATATTGTCTATAACAACATCTGGCAGATGATTCAGCTTGACCCTGAATGGCAAGAAGCAAAAGAACTTGCATCAGTCAAAGACGGTCATAACGTTAAAGTCAACGATGACTCAATGCTTGCGCGGCATCGTCAATCTGACCTTGCAATTCCAGGCACGAACAGCACAGTCAAGAAAATAGCCTTCAGTGCAAAGAAATCTGATGGCTTTAACCCTTCTCTTGCAATCTGTGACGAAATCGCAGCTTGGGAAGGTGACAAGGGCCTGAAGCAGTATGAAGTTATGAAAAGCGGCATGGGCGCAAGGCCGGAGGGTATCTTGCTGTCATGCACGACTTCGGGCTATATCAACGACTCCATCTATGACGAACTCGTCAAGCGTTCAACACGGTTCCTTTTAGGTGACAGCAAAGAAAAGAAGCTGTTGCCTTTTCTCTATATGATCGATGACATAGAGAAGTGGAACGACATCAACGAACTGCGGAAATCAAACCCGAATCTTGGCGTGAGTGTTTCCGTTGACTATATGCTTGAGGAAATTGCTGTTGCTGAAGGTTCCTTAAGCAAAAAAGCCGAGTTCATCACAAAATACTGCTGTCTGAAGCAAAACAGTTCCCTTGCATGGTTGCCTGCGCAGATAGTCGAAAAAGCCTGCGGCGAACAGTTGCAGCTTGAAGATTTCCGCAATTCCTATTGCGTTGGAGGCATTGACCTATCGCAGACAAGGGACTTGACCGCTGCTGTCGTTGTGATCGAAAAGGACGGAGAACTTTACGTCTTTGCGCGGTTCTGGTTGCCGTCCGAAAAGATTGACGAAGCTGAACAGCGTGACGGCGTACCGTACAAGATTTATATTCAGCGTGGCCTGCTGTTCCCGTCCGGTGACAACTTTGTAGATTACAATGATTGTTATAAATGGTTCTGCGAACTGGTAGAACAGTATCAAATCTTCCCTTTACAAATCGGATATGACCGATATTCAGCAGACTATCTGACGCAACAGTTGAAGCAGTACGGCTTTCACTGCGATGACGTTTTCCAGGGCGATAACCTTCACGGCGTTATTCAGGAAACGCAAGGCCTGCTTGAAGATAACAAGATTCACATAGGCGATAATGACTTGCTGAAGATGCACCTGTTAAATTCAGCAATCAAAATGTCAGTTGAGCGCGGACGGGGAAAGCTGGTCAAGCTGAATCCGTCCGTTCACATTGACGGCACAGCGGCTTTGCTTGATGCGATGACCGTGCGTCAGAAGTGGTTCAACGACATTGGCGAACAGCTTAAAAACTGAGGTGGTGTTATATGGGGCTTTTTGATCGTCTTTTCGGCAACAAGCCAAAAGAAAAAGGCAAATATGACGGCGCGTTTCAAATGCTGAATGGCTATGAACCGCGCTTCACGCATTTCACAGGTGAAATCTACGAAAGCGAACTTGTCAGGGCATCAATCAATGCTCTGGCTACGCACATTTCAAAGCTGAACGTTCAGACCTTCGGCGCGGCAAAGCCGGCGCTTCAGCGAAAACTTGCGCACGGGCCGAACGAATTTCAGACATGGACGCAGTTCCTCGCAAGAGCGGCAACGATTTACTACAACTGCAACACGCTGTTTATCACGCCTGTCTGGGATGATTACGGCGAAATCAGCGGCATTTTCACGCCTGTGCCTGAGCGGTGCGAGATGGTGCAGTTCAACGGTGTGCCGTATCTGCGCTATGAGTTCAGCCGTGGACAGAATGCCGCAGTTGAACTTGAGTATTGCGGCATCATGACAAGGATGCAGTACAAAAACGACTTCTTCGGCGAGAACAACCGCGCTTTGATACCCACGATGGACTTGATACACATTCAGGATCAGGGCATCAAAGAAGGCGTGAAGTCGGCGGCAACTTACCGCTTTATGGCGCAGCTTTCCAACTTCAGCAAAGCAGAAGACCTTGCCAAAGAGCGCAAGCGCTTCACCGCCGAGAACCTTGCCAGCGAAGCAGACAACAACGGCTTGCTTCTGTTCCCGAACACATACGCGAACATCAAGCAGATTGAAAGCAAGCCCTTCACGGTTGACGCTGACCAGATGAAAGAGATCCGCGCAAACGTGTTTGAGTATTTCGGCGTGAACGAAGACGTTCTGCAAAACAAGTTCAATTCTGACACCTGGGCGGCGTTCTATGAGGGCGCTATTGAACCTTGGGCAATCCAGTTCAGCGAAGTAATGACAAGGATGCTGTTCACGTTCAGGGAGCAGTCACAAGGCAATTACGTCATGGCAACGGCAAACCGCATTGCATACATGAGCAACGCCGATAAGCTGAACGTTTCGGCGCAGATGGCAGACCGTGGGTTAATGACAAGAAACGAGATCCGCGAAATTTGGAATTTGCCGCCCCTGCCTGAACCGTTTGGTTCGCAGCTACCTGTGCGCGGCGAATATTACAACGTTAACGAGGTGAATGACGATGAACAAGGAAATTCGTCTGTTTGAATTTGAAGTTCGCGCCGAACAGAACGAGGAACACGGTCACTTTCTGACTGGTAGACCTATCGTTTACGGACAGCGGACAAATTTAGGTTGGTTTGATGAAATCATCGAACCAGGCGCACTTGACCTTGCTGACCTGAAGGATGTGCGCTTTCTGGTGAATCATAACACTGATATGATTCCCCTTGCAAGAAGCCGCAACAACAACGAAAACAGCACCATGCAGATGCGTGTTGATGATCAGGGCATGACGATTCGCGTTGACCTTGACACCGAAAACAACGCAGACGCAAGAAGCCTTTATTCAGCCGTTGGACGGGGGGACATAACCGGAATGTCCTTCATGTTCGCGGTTGATAAAGATACATGGGAAGACAAAGAAACTGAACACCCGACAAGGCGCGTGAATTCCATTTCACACGTTCTTGAGGTTTCAGCCGTGACCTTCCCCGCATACGCTCAGACTTCCATTCAAACGCGCGGTATTTCTGACGCACTGGATAGTGCGCGGGAATCGCTGGAGAGCGCAAAAGCCGCCGACCGTGAGATTGAGAAGCGCAAGCAAAGAATCAGAATCCTGACGGAGGTAAACAAATGAATTTTACCGAAATGACTATTGATCAGCTTCTTGAGCGCCGCACCGCTATTGCGAATGAACTTGACGCGCCTGAAGCCGACCTTGACGCGCTTGAAGCCGAGGTTCGCGGCATCAACGAGGAGATCGAGAACCGCAGACAGGCCGAACAGCGCAAGACCGACCTTCGCGCCGCCGTTGCGAACGGCGCAGGCGAAGTGACCAACAAAATTGAAAACGAGGAGGAACACAAAATGACCTTTGACGAGATCCGTTCCATGCCGTCCTATGTGGATGCTTATGCCAATTATATCAAGACCGGGCGTGACACCGAGTGCCGCGCTATTCTGACCGACAACGCCGGGAACATCAGCGGCAAGGATGGCCCTGTGCCTGTGCCTACTCTTGTTGACGAAATCGTTCGCACCGCCTGGGAGCGGGATGAGATTGCCCGCCGCCTGCGCCGCACCTTCTTCCGTGGCAATCTGAAGGTGGCCTTTGAACTGTCTGCCGACCCCGCTGTCATCCACGCTGAGGGTTCCGGTGCTGTTGTCGAGGAGAACCTTCAGATCGGCATCATCAACATGGTTCCGCAGACCGTGAAGAAGTTCGTGCGCATCAGTGACGAGGCCGTCACGATGGGCGGCGAAGCTTTCCTCCGCTACGTCTATGACGAACTTACCTATCAGATCATCCGCAAGGTGGTTGCTACCGCCGTTGGCGCCGTTGCTGGCGCTGGCACGACCAGTTCCGCAAGCGCTGTCGGTGTTCCTGTTGTGACGGGTGCGCCTTCCCTTACCATCATTGGCAATGCCTTTGCCAACCTGTCTGACGAGGCCGCAAACAACGTCATCGTCATGAACAAGCTGACCTATGCCGAGTTCCTGACCGCTCAGGCCGCTGGCAGCTTCAACTTTGACCCGTTCATGGGTATGCCTGTCCTGTTCAACAACAGCCTTCCCGCCTACTCTGCCGCCGCTTCTGGCGCTGTGTACGCCTTCGTTGGCGATCTGAACGGCATTCAGGCCAACTATCCAGAAGGTGACGGCGTTGCCATCAAGTACGATGATCTTTCCGAGGCCGAGGAGGATATGGTCAAGATCGTTGGCCGTCAGTATGTTGCCGTTGCCCTGACCGCTCCCGGCCGCTTCTGCAACATCGCAAAGGCTTAATCATGAAGGCGCGTCTGATCAAGGACGCAAGAATTCACCACAAGGCAGGGGATATCGTTGAGGTATCCCCTGTTGAATTCAATTATCTTGCGTCTACAAAGCAGGCCGTTCTTTATGTGGAGGAACGGCAGACGGAAGAAACACCTGAAGAAAAGCCCAAAAGAACAACGCGAAAGAAGGTTTAACCGCAAATGTGCATAAAGCCTGAAATGATGTTAAGCGCGGCGAAAATGGCGCTGAGAATCACAACAACGGCGTTTGACGCTGAAATTCTGAGCCTGTTGCAGGCGGCGCTTCTTGACTTGGGTGTTGCTGGGGTGGTCATCCCCGACAGCGTTGACGCGCTTGTTCAGCAGGCTTGCATCACATACGTTCGCGCAAACTTCGGACAGCCTGACGATTATGACCGTTTGAAGCGCTCATACGATGAACAGAAGGCGCAGCTTGCAACGTGTACTGGTTACACTGATTGGTTGAGGGCTGAGTAATGGACAGAAGCGAAGTTATAACCCTATTGGGCGAAACACAGACGCAAAACGAATTCGGCGTTTGGGTTCCACAGCGAACCAGCAAAGAAGTTTTCTGCCAGGTTGATTCCGTAACCCGTGCAGAATTCTTTGAAGGTGGGCGCAACGGTCTGAACCCTGAATACCGCTTCACCATGTTTTTCGGCGATTACAACGGCGAACGCGAGGTTATCTTCAAAGGCAACGCATATTCCGTGTACAGAACCTATCACGCGCGGACTGACGATTTAGAATTGTACGTTGAAAGAAAGGGCGGTTCCAATGGGGCGCAAAGTACCAATTGACCGCCTGAGCGAAGAAGTCGAAAAGATTCTGAACGAATACGGGGAGCATGTTCAGGAGAATCTTGGAGATATAGTCAAGCAGATGTCAAAGAAAGGCGCACAGACGCTGAGAAGCCAGTCTAAAAGCACTTTCAACGGGACTGGAGATTATGCCAAAGGTTGGACTTCCCGCGCTGAAACAGGCCGTTTTTCGGCACAGGGGACAATCTACAACAAAGATGTCCCCGGCCTGCCGCATCTGCTTGAACACGGACACGCAAACAGGGGCGGCGGCAGAACGCCAGGAAGGGTACACATCAAGACTGTCGAAGATGAACTTGTAAAAGAGTTTGAACAGAAGGTGAAAAGCAAGCTATGACTTATAAACAGGTTGCGGAAATGGTTGGTTCAATCGGCGTTCCTTATGCCTATTACCAATTCCCGAATAACACAGGCATTGCACCGCCTTTTGTGTGCTTTTACTTTGACAGTTCAAACGACTTTGCCGCCGACAACGTGAACTATCAGCGCATCAGGCCGCTTTCCATCGAACTGTACACGGACAACAAAAACTTTACCCTTGAACAGACCGTTGAAAATGTTCTGAATCAAAACGGCCTTGTCTATTCAAGGGAAGAAACCTATCTTGATTCAGAACGGATGTATATGGTCACGTTTATGACTGAAATCATAATCACGGAGGGTTAATAATGGCTGACACCAACAAAATCAAGTATGGCATTAAAAATGCCACTATCTTTCCCGCAACGATTGCCGCAAACGGCTCTGCCACTTACGGCACGGCAATCCCTGTTCCTGGCTCTGTTTCCCTGAGCCTTGACCAGCAGGGCGAAACCAATATCTTTTGGGCAGACAACATTGCCTATTACACCAGCGTTTCCAATAACGGCTATGAGGGTGACTGGGAACTTGCGAAACTGCCTGACGATGTGCTGACGGAAATCCTTGGGTTCATCGAGGACAGCAACGGCGTTCTTGTCGAGGACGCAGGCGCGGCGGTCAAGCACTTTGCCCTTGCCTTCCAGTTTGAAGGCGATGCCCATGCCAGACGGCATATCCTTTACAACTGCACCATGAACCGTCCTTCCGTCAGCGGCTCCACGAAAGAGGAAAGCATCGAGCCGCAGACCGAAACCGTTACAATCACCGCAACCAGCGTTTACAACGCCGCGCTTGACAAGGATATTGTCAAGGCTTCGGCAACGCAGGCCGACAGCGCTACCGCTTATGCGGCTTGGTTCACTACGGCCTACCAGCCAACGGGAACCTGATAATCATTTAAGGAGGCAAAATAAATGATGTATCAGAAAATGAATGTAGGCGCAGAGGAACTGACCTTCTGCGCCTGCGCTTCTGTCAACGTGTGCTATTTCAATGTATTTCATGAAGATTTCATCAAAATGATTTCTTCTGACGAGGGACTTGCTGCCGCCTGCATGATGAAGATGGCTTTCATCATGGCGAAGTTTGCAGAACTGAACGACCGGAAGAAAGTCAACCGCCTGACTGAGGACGATTACTGCAGTTGGCTTGACCAGTTCACAACGGGCGAACTTGTCGCTGCTCTGCCTGCGATTCAGTCGTTTTACATGGCAAGCACCGGAACCACGGTTGACAGTAAAAAAAACAACGCAGAACCGAACGAGTAATGACAACGGCGCTGTTTCTGCTTCGGGTCTACCAGATTGGCATGAAACTTGACGATTTGGATGACCTTGAAGCGGGAACAGTTTTTGACATCATGACCGAAGCTGGGAACGATGAGTTCAAGTACAAGCAAGTTGCTACGCAGAACGACTTCGACCGCTTCTGAC